AAGCTTACAAGGACCCTTTTTATCCACCAACCACGGGTGTCGCCTTAAGAGAATTTCAGGATGCAGTGAATGACCCGAATAACGGGCAGTTGTATAAGCATCCGCAAGATTTTGACCTATATGTTATAGGTTCATGGGATGAACAGTCAGGAAAGATGACTGTCAAAGAAGTGCCAGAAAAACTGGCGAATTGTTCAAGTTTGAAAACCGAGGTAGTGAACAATGGCAATGATGCATAGAAACCGGAGTGCGTCAGCGCACCAGTTTTCAATGATTCCTCGAGCGGAAATACCCCGCTCGAAGTTTCAACAACAGTCGACGCTGAAAACAGCGTTTGACAGCGGTTATTTAGTCCCAATATACCTGGACGAGGTGTTGCCGGGTGACAGCGTTAATTTGCGAATGACAGCGTTTGCACGACTGGCTACGCCCTTATTCCCGGTGATGTCGAATATGTACATCGACACCTTCTTTTTCTTCGTACCCAATCGTTTAGTGTGGACGAATTGGCAACGTTTTATGGGCGAGCGAGATCCGGATCCGGATTCGTCAATTGATTACACAATCCCAACAATGACATCGCCAACAGGCGGTTATGCAGTGAATTCATTGCAGGATTACATGGGATTGCCAACAGCAGGACAAGTTGATGGTTCAAGTACGGTTACCCACTCGGCCTTATTTACAAGAGCATACAATCTTATCTACAACGAATGGTTCCGGGATGAGAATCTCCAAGATTCGGTTACTGTTGACAAAGGTGATGGGCCGGACACCTATACAAATTACACGTTATTACGACGTGGAAAGCGGCATGATTACTTTACCTCTGCCCTTCCCTGGCCACAAAAAGGTGACGCAGTTACTATGCCCTTAGGCGATAAGGCGTATGTTAAGTATGACGATTATCAGAGTTATAACACTGGAGTGGAAGGTAACTTTGTTTTAGGGATGATGGATGGCGGTGATAACCGGGTTTATCAAACCTCTTCCGCCACTTTGAATGGTACGACTGTTGGTTTGGCTAGTAACCAGGTTTACCATTTGTATGCGGATTTAGCTGATGCAACAGCGTCAACGATTAATGCAATTCGTAATAGTTTTCAGATTCAGCGATTGCTCGAGCGCGATGCGCGAGGTGGTTCGCGGTATACGGAGATTATTCGGAGCCATTTTGGTGTTGTGTCACCAGATGCGCGTTTGCAACGTCCAGAATATTTAGGAGGCGGCAGTGCTCCCATCATTGTTAACCCGATTGCGCAGCAATCAGCGACTGCAGCAACTGGTACAGATACTCCACTGGGTACGTTGGGCGCTGTCGGTACTGGTTTGGCTGACGGGCATGGTTTTAGTCAGTCTTTTACTGAGCATGGCATTATTATCGGATTGGCAAGTGTCAGAGCGGATCTCGAGTACCAGCAAGGCCTACATAGGATGTGGAATCGCTCAACACGATATGATTTCTATTTCCCTGTGTTTGCGCATTTAGGTGAGCAAGCGATTTTGAATAAAGAGATATATTGCGACGGTACGGCCAACGATGATGGCGTTTTTGGGTACCAAGAACGCTGGGCCGACTACAGGTACCGCCCAAGTCAGGTTACAGGTCTTATGCGGTCTACGTCGTCAGGTACATTAGATGCCTGGCATTTGGCGCAGAACTTTGCAAGCTGCCCTACTTTGAATAATACATTCATCGAGGATAATCCACCGGTAGAGCGAGTGGTTGCAGTAGGTGCAGAAGCAAATGGTAAGCAGTTTATTGTTGATGCGTTTTTTGACGCGAATAAAGCAAGACCAATGCCAATGTACAGCGTACCCGGACTGGTAGACCATTTCTAATGGATTGGGGAGCGGTAGCGGGTTCCGTTGTAACAGGGTTGTTTAATCAACGGAGTGCCAATAAAAAAATGGGATTTGAGGAAAGGATGTCCTCAACAGCGTATCAGCGCGGTGTCGCTGATATGAAGAAAGCTGGTATTAATCCCATGTTAGCGGCCAAGACTGGCGGAGCGAGTACACCTGCAGGTGCTCAGGCTGCAATGCCAGATCTTGGACAAACAGTGACTAGTTCAAAACAAGCAAGTACTCAACGAAAGTTGGTTAATGCGCAAATCGGTTTAATCAATTCGCAGGCGGATCAAGCTAGTGCTCAGGCTTCGTTGGCAAGAACGTCAGCTAGCGAGATTGTTAGTAAACAGCAAGCGGGCATTTATGGCGCTCAGGCAGAGAGTTATTTGGCTGGAGCGTCGCAAGCGCGTCAAGTAGTTAATAAAATAGCTGCTGAATTGCCTGGTATTAATGCTGATTCGTTCATTAAACAGTTGTCTGTGTCTGAAAGACAGGCTATGGCGAATGTTTATCAAATTATGAATGGAGATGTCGGCAGAGTTATAGCTTTTTTAGAAGCTATGAAGAAAGGTGGTGTTTCTATTGATGGTATAGCGCAAGCGTTGGGTTTGACTGGGTTGATTAAAAAGTACACACAGCAAACCAAAACAAAGACCGTGACGCATAGTAGGCGTCGCGGTGGAGAAACCTACAGTGAAACTTGGAGAGAATAGGATGGAATTACGTACACCATATAATTACGATCGAGATCAAGTGTCGAAAAACACGGCGGTCATATTTGAAGATGAAACATTAACGCAACAAAATTTTAAAGATGATGCGGATTTAAATATCATGATTCGCAAATATGGCGTATTACCAGTACAGGAAGTTAATTGGAATGAATTTGATGCGTCAGTAATTCCATCTGATTATCATCAGCTTCAAAATAAGTTGATAGAAGCCGATCAGGCGTTTATGAGTTTGCCGGCGGAACTTCGTCAGGAAGTGAATAACGATCCGGCACAGTTGTTGGCTTTGATTAGTCAACGAGAAGCTGAAGCGAAAGCTGAAGCAAAGGCTGCCGAAAAGGCAGACAAAGTAGCGTCGACCCAGGCGGAGCCGGTCGATGCAGACAAGCCCGCTGAATAGCGGGCGCGTCAGTAGCACATGGTTATACTTGATTTATAATGTGCTAGGTGACACCCTAGTTTAAAAGGGTAGGGCCCCCACTACGAAAGTAGTAGGGAATAAGTAACAGAAAAGTGATTTGATGTTACATATAGTTGCATAATTTTTATACAGAATAATGATTATGCGACATTTATGTGCGGATGCACAATTTAACGGAGTCAGATATGAGACCAGTTAAAAGAATGAGCGTAAACAAAGGTCGCAGCGCGAGCAAGTTTCGTAAGCAAGTAGGCAGAACAAAGATGGCAAACCTGCGCAGTAATCCAATGCGCGGTGGATGGCGTTTGTGATTTATGCCGTGTTTCCACCCGTTGAAGGCGTGGCGGACAGAATTTAGTGGAATCGTGTTTTGCGAGCTTCAACCAAAAGACGCAACTCAGGAATTAAAGCTTCCTTGTGGGCGTTGCGAAGGTTGTCTGCTCGAGAGGTCAAGACAATGGGCCGTGAGGTGTATGCACGAAGCTCAGTTGTGGGACAAAAACTGTTTCATCACGTTGACGTATGAAGAAACGCCACCTTGGAACAGTTTGAGACATTCGGATTTTCAGAAGTTTATGAAGCGACTGAGAAAGCAATATGAAGGCGATAAGGAGTACACGGATGTTAGGACTAATAAAGTCACTCGCCCTATTCGCTATTACATGGCTGGTGAGTATGGGACGCAGCGTGGCCGTCCTCATTACCACGCTTGTCTCTTCAATTTTTCTTTTACGGATCTTGAGTTTCTTCGACGAACTAACAGCGGTTCTAACCTCTATCGTTCGGCACAGCTGGAAAGCTTATGGCCGCACGGTTTTAGTTCTGTTGGTGATGTCACTTTTGAGTCTGCTGCTTACGTTGCACGTTATGTGATGAAGAAGATGAAACAAGAGGAGGTAGATACAGGAGCATTAGTAGATTTGGAAACCGGCGAAATTATGCCAAGAGCGCCGGAATATAACCGAATGAGTTTGAAGCCAGGCATAGGCGCAAACTTTTTAGATAAATACAAGAGCGATGTGTTTCCAAATGATTATGTCATTGTTAACGGACACAAAGCGAAACCGCCCCGCTATTACTTTAAGCGATTAGAACAAGCGGATCCCGAAACGTATGAGTACGTGAAAGGCAACCGCGAACTAAGAGGATTAATAGAGTGCGAGGACAACACAGAAGAGAGACTTGGCGCACGTCGAAAAGTGCTCCAAGCGAAATTAAATCAATTACAAAGGAACTTATGATGGAAAAGCCAGTAGTAGTTTTATTTGACAATGTAGCGCAAGCTTACAAGGACCCTTTTTATCCACCAACCACGGGTGTCGCCTTAAGAGAATTTCAGGATGCAGTGAATGACCCGAATAACGGGCAGTTGTATAAGCATCCGCAAGATTTTGACCTATATG